AGGCAATCAAATTGACTGGATTGATCAAGGTGATGGATCCTATTTGTTTAAAAAAGTAAAAGAACCATCTTGGGTAAGAGGTAATGAACTTGCAAGAGTTAAAACCTATCAAGAAATGATTGATGATGGTTGGACTATGACTGATGATGGATTCTGGATTAAGGAGAATTGAAATGGCATTATCTGAAACTGTGGAAGGAAACCTAAAAGATGCTGAACAATCTTTAAGAGCAGCACTTTCCTTTGCTGCTCGTCAAGAACGCCCTATGGTATGCTCGGCCATTTCTGATTTGATTAGTCGTATTGATAATGTAATATATACCGATACTCTCCTGGATAAACTGGAATCACGCAAACCAGGAAGTAGTGGAGACTTTGGAGTGTTTTTTAATGACTGAACCTAACAAATTTGGTGAAGCACTACAAGAGTGGTGGGACTCTGATGCTTGCAAGCAACTTCAGAAAGAAACTGAAGAAGCAAAGCAAAGAGCAGTAGGAAAGTATTTTATGCTTTCTGAAGAAGACAAACTGGATATGGTTCAGGCAATCTGCTACATCATGTGTAAGGCAGAAGAAGAAGGAACCAGTCATCGTGGGCTCCAAGATGTACTGGGAATCTATCCTTCAGGTTTCTGGGTGGATCATCTAATGGATGTTCATAATGCCCTCTGGTCTTATTATCATGATCAAAAGAAAGAAAAAGATCTTCAAGATGATCTAGATGCTCTTGATGGTTTTATTACTTAATGTAACGCAATCCCGAAGAAAACATTAAGTTTCTACATAATAATGAAGATAAAGTGTTAAAATCAACACAATCGCACTTGACAACTATGACTCTTTCTAAAACCAGTACAGAAGAACTTACAATAGAAGAGTGGGATGAACTTGTTGCTTTGAAAAAGGCAATTAATACCAATCCTGCTGCGGTTCATCCAGATAAAATGGAAAAATTCACTGAATTGTTAGTTCGTTCTCTTGAAGGAAAGTGTGATCCTCCAGCTCCAAAAAATTGGAGAGGTAGTGCATTAAGTGACTGAAAAAATAAATATTATCACTATTATACAAAAAAATGGATAACATAGATCAACACATTCAGAAAGATGTTGAGATTTTGAATAATCCTACAATATCACCTCAGGCAAGAAGACATACAGAAGAAGAATTGCAAGCATTAAAATCATATAAGGCAAATCATCCTGATGATGATTATGATCCAAATGCATTTGAACTTTATTGCGATGCTAATCCTGACGCATTAGAGTGTCGAATTTATGAGGATTGAGTGGACACTTTAAAAACTGGCACACTGGGTCTTCTGGTTCGCTGGAAGACCCCTTATAATATGGAAGTAATCGAGAGGACACTCTTATGACTACCACCTTCGTTGAATACGCCGCTGCTGCTGAGGCACGGAAGGACATTGCCACCGCTGTTTTGGGGCACACCTATGCTCTCTGTGAGGCACTGCGTCAAAACTACATTGATTCTAGCATCAAACTCCATCAACATAACTTGACCGAATACGGTGGAGATCGTTGTGATGTTTCTTATGCTCCTTATCATGTAGAACAAATTGAGAAACTGAAGCAGGGTATTTGTGATTATGATTTCTATCCTGAAACGGGTCGCAAGTATCACAAGATCATTATGAATGCGAACGGTTCTCGCAGTGTTCAGGCTTTTGTGGATAAGAAGACTGGTCAGGTTTATAAGTCTGCATCTTGGAAGTCTCCTGCCAAGGGTGTTCGCTATGATCTTCGCATTATTGAGCAACGTGAATGGTTGCTTGAGAATGCAGATTGGGCGGGTGGTTATCTTTATCTTCGCTGAAAAATGAAAAAACTTCTTCTTCTCCTTCCTCTCACATTTCTTTCTGTTCCTGTACAAGCACAACAGACAAACATTTATCAAGTCTGTCGTACTTATCAGGAGAACTATGCACCTGGATACTATGACCGATATGGTAACTATGTGCAGGGAAATGTAAACACAAATGCTTACAATACTCAGTGTGGAACTGGTACATATTATCGTTCTAACAATGGTGGTGCAGTATATGCTACTCCTGTGCAACAACCAGTACAACAACCATACTACAACAGAACATGTGCTGCAGCGCCCTTGGGAGCGATTCTGGGTGGTCTGGGAGCATATGGTGTAACCAAAAGTGTACCAAATCGTTGGTGGTCTGTTCCTTTGGGTGTGGTGACTGGTGGTATTGTTGGAAACGCCGTTTGTAACTAATGACTTTTATTTCTTGCTGGTTTATTTTAATGATTTTTTCCTTCATTCTAAATTATGCTTTGATGCAATACACTGATTATGACAACGACTGACAAACTCATCTTCATTTCTTCGTTCATTTGGTTTCTTCATTGGTCATGCAATCTTTCATTGAAACTTCTGGATACGGTTATCGCAAGCGGGTCTGTGAGGACGTTACCACTTGGTTTTTGAATCGTTTTCTTCCACGTCATCGTTTGGATGTGCGAATTGTGCATCGTGGATTGAAACGTGAATTTGTTTATGGATGGTGTGACTTTGAGGACGATTATAAACGTCCAAGAAGTTTTCTAATTGAACTTCAGTCCTTTATGAATCAAGAACTTTATATCAAAACTCTTTTACATGAACTGGTGCATTTGCGTCAGTGGGTTCTTGGTGATTTGCGTCAAAAACGTGGTAAAATGTATTATGGACCTCATAAGATTGAGGATTATGAGTATTGGGACCAACCGCATGAGATTGAGGCACGGGAACAAGAATCTATTCTATATTTGGAGTATTTGTTTGATAATCAAAATATTCTAACACAAGAGGTATTGTACTATTTTCCCAATCGCCTGCTTCATGTGGTATAATTAGAATGACTGAGGTTAAAAAAATGACAGAAGATTTTGTACAACTGAATGTTCATGAGATTGGTATTCTTCTCTCTGCACTTCAAACTTTAAGTGTGAGTGATGAGAGAGTGATTGCCAAAGACTATGGCAGTGCTCCTGCACTGTACAATAAACTGTATTCGATCTATGAACAAATGGATCGGTCAAAGGTTGAACTGCGTTATGAACTGACTCCATCATTTTGAAACATGGAATCTAAAGCTAGAGTTCTTTCCAGTATTACAATTGTCTTTGCATTTTATATTTCAATGTATCATGATACATCGGTCGGAGCACGATTGTATATGATCGGAAATCTTCTAGCACTTCCTTATATGATTCGAAACAAATGTTGGGATGTAGTGGTACTTCTCACATTTTTAATTATTATGGGACTACCCAAAGTTATTGGAGCACATTCATGAATTTTACACTGGAACAACAAAAACTAATTTACAATGCTGTAAGATATTATCAGATGAATCGTGTGAAACTCAATGGAAAAGATTACAAAATCTGCGATGACATTTTGAATGGAATGTTTGCAGAAGTGATTGCTCCTGTACCAGTTGCCACACCGCCACACCGCCCAACGTCTGGATTTGGAACCACTGTATAATAGATTTATGAACAACGAAGACCTACAAGCATTCATCGAAGCTTTTGACGATTTTATGAAACACTTTGAAACCGAAGAACTTTACTACGAAGGTCGTAAGGTTTATGAAAATCATCGTGCTCAGGCAAAACATGCCATGGTGGAAGAAATTGAAAAGAAAGCAGCAGAACTGGAAGTAACCTGCGATTATTACATGATGGAGTTTATGTGAATCAAATATCTAAACTTTTGTTTGCGATACAACAAGTTGAAGGGATTCGTAAACTTATTAAAGACAATGAATATGAATCACATTTCATTTCACATTTAGCACCGATTCATATTGAACTTTATCGACAGTTGACAAATCTCAAACAATCATCTAAAATCAAGGAGTAATTTACACAAAGAAATGACTTATTTGTACATTGTTGATCACTACATTCCTTTTCCTTCTTCTGAATATGGTGGAGTTTGGAATGTAATTGCACAGAACGATAATGAATGTTTCGATCTGATCACTGCTTATGATGATGGATTTTACGAGCAGTATTATTCTGATCTAAAAGAAAACATTATTAAAGCGCAAAGATTTGCACTTGCTAATGATCAAACATCGCGTATTGTTGAGTCATTTACTACGTGATTTGTAATAATCAATACTGATACATATAATATCTAAGTAGTATCATCTCTTAAAAAAATGACCGACGAAATTTCTTCAACGGAACCAGTAGAAACTGAAGAGGTAATTACCACAACAGAATCAGAAGATGTAGTATCCGAGCAAGAAGATATTAATAAAATAATCTCAGATATTACGGAAACTCATCAACGTGATATTGCTGCTGTTATAAGTCAATATAACGAGGTATTTGAATCTCAAGAAAACAAAATTAAAGAACTTTTGAATCAAATTGAAGATTTAAAAAATTCCAAACAAGAAGAAATTCAAAAATCGTGTGCAGTTTTATTGGAAAATATTGTAGAATTGACTCAAAAAGTAGAAGAATTACAATCTAAATCTAATTTGCAAGAATAAAAATAATTAAAAATATTATGAATCTTGAATTTCCACACAAATCACCTAAAGGTTATTCTTATGAGTTTGAGCAATTTAATGCAAATACTATTCGCATTATGCTCCGTTGCCATTGGAAATTTGATTACAACCTTGGTGCCAGTACAGCAACTGTATGGGGATTCTATTCTCCGAAAAAAAAAATTTATTATGCACCTGTGAATGCAAAAACGATTGGTAAACAAATAGATATAGAGAACACAACTTCATATACTGCAATGCCAATCAAACAAACTCCACTTACTGCTGCATTTGTATGACGACATTTTACTCGGGTTTAGAAGTTCGATACAAAGAAAATGTTGGTTTTATTGATTTTGTGTGTGAAAAGTATGTGACTATTTGTCTTAAAAAATTTGAGGAAAGATCAAGAAGTGTATGCTTGCTCATCTATCCTCAACAATGGAAAGAGATAGAACTCCTAAAACAATCAGATAAATGAAACACCGAAATTTATGGAGATGGTGGGCAAAAGCATTGGGTGAGAAAGCATCCAAATGTGATAAAGAGTCTGATACTGTTGCCACCATTCGAACTTTTATCTTTACTACCTATTTGATTACCAATGCTTTTATTGTTGCTGGTGTGATTCGACACTGGAATGATAATCAACCCATTGAAATTTACATTCATAATGAAATACCAAGTCATTTATTTGAAACCAAAGAAAAAGTGTTATTCCAAACAGGTGGCAACCTTTCTTACAATTGAAGACGCTGGATTCTGGGAACGGATCGTAAAACAGCAAGGATGCAAAGACATTGAGATTGTGCCAGTTTTTGAAGTGGCACACTGCTGACATCAGATTCCAGATTTTACTCTTATACTACTGACAAGCGGAACAACTCCGCACTATCCCCTGAAAACTCAAATTATGATTACTGCAACTCGTCATCCTTTTGTGATTGGTCGCACCTTCACCAAAGAAGAATCTTCTGCGGTGAGCATGTTGGAACTGGTTCCTTCTGCCGAAGGAAATGATTCCTATGATGTGCTGGTGTCCTATCACACCTCTGATAAGGTCTATCGTTATGAGGTTGAAGATGATGCCACTGCCCAACTGTGGTATGGTATTCTGAATGATCCTGAAGTGTGCTCCCTGACCTCTTGGGGCACTCTGGTGAATCATGCTCGTGCTCATGGTGACATTGTGGAAGTGTAAGACAGTTTAAGAACTGTCACAACGGGGCATTTCGGGAGACTGGAATGCCCTTATAATACAAAGGTGATCAATCAAACATCTCATGAAAATCACTCAAATCTATCTGATTGGGATTGCTCTTCTGATGTATATGTCCTATGCTCGCCAACATGATGAGTATAGGATAAAGCAGCAAGAAGCACAGGTTCATCAACAGTTCTGTGCTTCAGTAACTTTTCATCCTGACTGTAAGAAATAAGATGTTCAACTTTATTTCTGGTACGATCTTTGGTATTATTGTGGCAACAATTGGATTTACTCCTGTTGCAAATGCCTTGAATGGTATCATGTTTCAAATTCAGAAACAAACTGTTGAAATGAATCGTCCTACACTACCACCTGCACAGTAATGAATAATCAAATTGATCAAACTCCTGTCACAATGGAGTTCACCTATGAAGAGCACGATCTTCTGAATAGTATTCTGAATCATGCTGTTGATGGAATGGATCTTGCAATTCCGTGCATTTATGATCTTCCAGAAAACTCTGAGATTCGGCAGCGTTATGAAATGCTTGAACATCTCAAAAATCATTCTTATTCTCTTTGGGCACAACGTTTTGGTAATTGGGAATGACTTCTAACAACACTTCATCTTCTTCTGGTGGACTTGGTTTCACTGGAGCACTGACTATTCTGTTCATTGCACTCAAACTGTGTCATGTGATTAACTGGTCCTGGTGGTGGGTATTGTCTCCCATCTGGATTAGTTTTTTGATTCTTTTTGTTATTCTTGCGATTATTTTGATCGTTTATCTGATCTCTGAGTTTTCCAAATGAAAAATCTTCATCTTGAACATCCTGAAGATAGTATTCTGACTGGAGATCTTTCAGTATTGGATTGGTTCACGGCCGATTCTACTCTCAGTGTCAAAATTGATGGTTCTCCTGCTATTGTCTGGGGAACCAATCCTGCAAATGGAAAGTTCTTTGTCGGAACCAAATCTGTTTTTAATAAGATCAAGATTAAGATCAATCATACTCATGAAGAAATTGATCAGAATCACACGGGTGAAGTTGCGACTATTCTTCATGCTTGCTTTGATCACTTGCCTGTCACAGAGTCTGTCTATCAGTGCGACTTTATTGGTTTTGGTGGTTCTGATACTTATTGCCCCAACACCATCACTTACAAGTTTCCTGAGGTAGTTTCGCAAGATATTATCATCGCACCTCATACCTGCTATTATGCTGAGAACGACCTACGTGACGCTGTGGCAATGCCTGACCGTGCCATATGGAATGATACTCCTAACGTTAAGTTTGTACGTCCTAGCGCCTCTCTGAATCCCTATCGTGAGGACATTGAAGATGTCTGCAATTTCGCCAAACAAATGGCGATGACTTGTACTTTTGTGAGTGAGAAAGAAGCGGCCGTCATTAAGAAACAGATCAATGCATGTTTTCGTTCTCAGACTGAAGTAGATGAGAATGATTTTACTTGTGATCCGAATCTGATTCGACTGTGGAAATTGGTGGAATCAATTAAGCAGGATCTGCCATTTTTTATTCGAGTCAGTGATGATGTCAAGTGTTTTATTGATGAGAAAGAAACATCACACGAAGGTTATGTGATGACAAATAAGTATGGTACTTATAAACTTGTCAATCGCTATGTTTTCAGTTATAATAACTTCAACATGCAAAAGTCCTGGAGTCAAAAATGAGTGAAAGAGCACAAAATGTGATGAATGCCATCTGGGAATCCAGAAATTTGGGTGCAGATACGGAGAATAAATTGATTGCGGCAACATTGCGTGTTGTGTCTGAAAATATCATTCATTATCATGCACAGAATGGAATGATCGTATTGGACAAGGAAGATCTACTGAATCTTGCTCTTGAAATCGAATCTCTGTGTGCCACCTGAACAACTGGCACAAGGCCTCTTCACTTCTCACCAGTCTGCCCTTATAATACAAAGGTAATCAATCACCACATTACTCTCATGACTCGCTACGACGTGATCTGCCCTTCTGCTCCTTGGGAAAACACGACTACCGATGAGGATCGTGCCTGGGATCTGTGCTACTCACTCTCTGAAGAGTACGGTTATGCTCAGGTTCGCTGCAATGGTATCATCGTCGGAGACTACACCAACGGGCAGTGACCCGTGTGCTACAATTGACAAATCAACCACATGACTCTCATGATCACTGACACCGTTCAAAATCAACAAATCCGCCGCACCATTCAAACATCTATCGAAGACATGCCACTTCGTCTTCTGAAGCGTATTGCTTATGAAGTACGATGTGAAGAGTTGGGTATTCATCCTGACTCCTGGAAACTTTATCCTGAAGACTGATGCTCATCGCCACTGGTATTTTCTTTCTGATCGGTTACATTATGGGTGCTGGACAAGTTCTTCTTACTCTTCATCTTCAAAACAAATGAATCTCTACATTATCAACGAAATCCTTTATGATTACACTTCTGGAATGTGTGTGATTGCTGCTGAATCTAAAGAGCAATGTCGTGAGTTGTTTATTGAAAGGTTTGGAGAATGGTATGCTAAAGATTACGACAGCGAGCACACCAAGTTTACTACCATTGAAGGTGTGAATCATCCTGCAGGTATTGTTGATTATGTGTATGGTGGAGGTTAATGATTCGCTTTCTTTTGAATCAGATTCCTGTTAGTCACGGATCTTATACTACACAAGGTAATCAGATTCGTCGCACATTCTCCAATGGTTTCAGTTACATTGCATCTGAATGTAAGTCACCAGAAGAAGCACAACGTATCACAAACGATCTCAACTATCTTGCAAACAAATGACTGACACACGCAAAGAGTTTCACTTCACTGATGAACAAATTGATGTTCTTTTGGAAGCACTAATCTGGACAATAGACAACGGGAACTATTCTGAACAGGAATATAAATGTGCCCGTAAA